AACACTATAAATTTTATAAAAAATAAGATTAATTTTCTCGTTGACAAAATAACTTCGTGGCGAAACAAGAGACCAAGGGTCGAGCGTAATAATGAAACGTAGAGAAGCCTCCGTTGAGAGGCAAAAGAACGGAGGAGATTAAAAATAATTACGTCAGAAGCTCGGGGAGTTAGAAAGCTTTCCGAGAGAAATTTACAGTCCAAGAGGGCTCTTATCCTAACAGAAGAAGACGCCAGCAAACTGGATTGGTCTGAAATTCCGGTAGGGACTATTAAGGTTAATCAGTATACCGGAATGATGAGTATCAAGTTGCAGGATGTTCTCGTTCTTAAAGAGGGTGGGCGCCAACTTGAAAATCATTTTATTCTTCAGACTGGCGCGACTCCTTCCCCAGGAGACAAGGTTCTAGAAATTAAAGATAGAACTCTTAACTATTATAAGGGTGAAGGTTGCGCGCCGACTTCTTATACTCGTGCAGATGTGGAGTATAGTAGCCAGACAGATTGGTTACCCATCGGCATTAAGAATGACGGTACGATATCTATCGCGAAAGACGTCATGTACGTGGAAGAAGTATTCACGATAGTAGACCCCCGAAGGGACGTACAGGGATTATTTGAGTATACCAACGCTCAAGGAGAACATCGTCATATGCCCTTCACGGAAGAAGGATATCCCGTCTTCGAATTGGAGCAGGGAACGTACAGTAGATTTAGAAATCATCTTGAGGTTACGTTAGATGATACTGTGAATAGAAGCGCGCGCTCAAGGGGTGTAATCGAAATCTCGGAGAAGAGGTTCGCGATTACGGATGAGCTACATGTTGGAGAAGAGCTTACCGTAAGATATCTTCAGACTCTTCGTGTCGGTAATCCTTATCCTCGTATCTTCGTATCTAATAAAGCTCCCACTATCGCGGAGGAGAATGATTTCTGGTTGGATACGAATGACGGTCCTTATGAAAGTGACGTGGTGCAAATCCCGTGAGTATTTGGAAAATAGAACACGTATTCTCTCTTAACTTTATAAGAGACGAAGAAAACGCGCGGAAAATACGCGGCCGAATCGACGAAGTCGGGAGGCGCGAAGGAGTGAAACGACTGAGATGAGTGAGCCGAAACTTATAAAGAAATATCTATTAGATAAAAGTCTGGTTGACGAGCTTGATGACAAGCCGTCTAAAAGTTTAGTACGACTTAAGAGTGAACCTATTACGCTGGACGATGTTAATGACATTATTCGAAATAAGCTGAATAATATCGGGTCGCCGGGCGGCACTGCTTATGATGATGCAGAATTAAGAAATCGAGTTGTTGCGTTAGAGACCGACCACCTTTTAAAGGACGACGTGTTCGTTAAAAGTAGAGATAAGGTTAGTCTAACGAATCTGGATACCGACTTAACGCTGGCTCACACTTACGCTCTTAAGGTTCCGTCCCTGGAAACTAACAAAGCGGATAAAAATTATGTAGACTCTACGTTTAGACGAGCAGACCATCCCATTGAGTCTTCTGATTTAGAGCCGAATCTGTCCAGTCAAATTCTCGGAGCGATATCCGATGTTCACGCGCTTACGCTGCAGAATAATACGCTCGCAAATTCGGCCGCGACGATTAACGAAATTAAATCTGACATCGCAACATTGAAGTCAACGACTGTCGGTAAGAGTGAGATGAATAGTTATCGTCTCAAGACGGAAGTTCTCGGCGTCAATGAGGTTTCATCTGAAATTCGGGATAGCGTCGCGAAATTGCCGAATATCGAAAAACAACTCGTTCGTAAGTTGGATGAACCTAGTGCGAATAATATTTATCGAAGGAAAGATACCGCTATCGTTCTTGATGACTTAGAGAAAGATTTCGCTTCTCTCGTTAGAACAACGATAGCTTCAGCCAGCGGTGTTCGTGACGCAGCTCTGTCCGTTATTAAAGATTATTTCGAACATGACGGACGCCAATGGGTTCTCGATACACTTGGGCATCCTCAGAACAAGAATGAAGACGATTCTGATTTGGACCTTCTTCATTATATTGGACCTATCGAATTCGCGAGAGCGGTAACTGACTGGAACCAGACAACAGGCACCGGATTTGCTACCGTTAATTTTTCGACCTGTCTAAACTACTTATGGGACCAGATTAAAGAAATGAAATCTCAGAGTGGTAGTGTAAGCGGAACAATAACAAGTATTAAGAATGATATCGACTCACTAAAAAGAGACGTAGCATCTATTAAGTCTGATATTTCCGCTATTAAGGCAGACATTTCTGCTATTAAAGCTAAGTATCCAGTACCTTAAAAGGGAGGAGAGTATTTGAGACTATTAAGATTCGATTTTCAGAATAAGAGATGGATTCAGCTCTTCTCTGATTCTCAGTTAGATAGATTTAAAAATTTATCTGATTTGCCAGACAAAGAAGCGGCGCAAAAGAATCTCGGTTTATACGATAAATTCTATACAAAAGATGACCTTCGTAACGGAACTTATCCGAATACGATTCACAGCTCTACGATTATTCAAGATGAACATGGTCAGCTGTTATCTCAAGCTGATAGAACATCATGGAATAATAAGGTCGACAAACCTTTAATTAATAACGATACTCCTGACGTAGATAGGCTTACGGAGGGGCAGTACCATGTTTCTCCTTCCACTGGCAATCTAACGTTACGAATAAACGGTCAATTACGAGACTTTGGCATAAGAACGAAAACTGGGCGCGCGAATTTCGCGGGAGCCGGGCGTGAGGTTAAAATTGAACATGGATGTTTAAACGGGGCAGGAGAAAAACTCGCTCCTCGTCATATCGAAATTCAGTGCATAACAAATCCTTCTGGAGGAGTCGGAGAGACCTGGGTTCATTCTGATGAGACTTATGTTTATATAGGTAATGGTGGAAGTTATACTGGCGCCTTCGATTATACGATATTCTATTGACGAACAACACCCTTGTATGATATAATATAAGGGTGTTTTTAATTATATTTTTGGAGGACGAAAGTCCGACTCGAGCTCCTGATAGGAGCGAGAAGGAGAGAAAGAATGTCGTATTTACCAACGAGTGCGAGTTTTCTTCTTACAGAAGACTGTAATTTAGCTTGCACTTATTGTTTTGAAAAACACAATAAGAATAAGATGTCGCTAGACGTAGTTCATGCCGGAGTAGATTTCCTCGCGAATAACGCGATGAGAAACGGTAACGACGAATTTTCCGCGCTCTTGTTTGGCGGTGAGCCATTCATGAACTTAGATGCCGCCGAAGAGCTCCTAAGGTACGGATGGGAAGAAAGTCGAAAAAGACAGATAAGATTCAGCGCGAGTGTCGTTACGAACGGAACTATTATGAACGATAAGCTCGCAAAGATGATAGAAGAATATCGTGATAAGGTTAATCTCGGAATTCAGCTTTCCGTTGACGGCGTTAAAAAAGTTCATGATATGTACCGCATAACAAAAGAAGGAAAGCCGTCCTTCGATATTATAGAAAAAAATATTCCTAAATTTCAAGCATTATATAACGGGCCTGATGATAGACGTCTAAGTATTCATGGCTGCGTCAACAAGGATTCGCTTCCTTATCTATACGAATCTTGGTGTTATTTCAGATACGTTCTGAACTTTAAACAAATTTGGTTCCTCTTGGTTCCGGAAGAACGCTGGGAATTTTCGGACGTTAACCTCTATAGAACCCAATGCGAAAAAATCTATAGAGAAGTAACGGAAGAATTTAAGAGAAGTGAAAATCGCGCCGATACTTATAACTATTCTCCGTTTGATAAGTACGAGTGCGTCAATCAGAGAAATTCTAAACCATGCGGCGCGGGCGATTCCTTTGTAACGATAACCGCGAAGGGCGATATCTATCCCTGTCATGAAATCTATTTTAATGACGATTATAATGAAACTCTCTTCGGAAATGTCTTCGATAAAAGACTAGATGAAGATGTTCGTCGTATCTGGACAGATTATGAAGAGTCTGATTTAGGATGCGAACCTTGTGAAAATAAACAATGCTATAGATGTCTCGCGGCCAATTGGACTCATAATGGTGGAATGTTTAATCAAATAAAAGGATTCCACTGCGCATTCGCATCTATCGACCGAGAGTTTCAACTTAAACTTCGTGATGAAGTCAATAAGTTTTTTAATAATGTTGGAGAGGTTCAGCAAGAGGCTTCAGATTGTCTCTGTAATTGCAGAGAAGGAATCGCGAAGCAAGGATGCGATGTTGTCTTAAATCAGAATAACTGTCAATCTGGAGAAGACCCAGAGAATCCGGATTGTTTAGGAAACTTAAGGAGGTAAGAGGATGGCAATAAGAAGCCTTCGCCAAACGTATGAGCGAATGCTTAATGAGAAGCATCAGAGCGGCGCGGCCAGTCCTGACGACGTCGCTCACCTAGAAGCGCTTAAAAGTCGAATAGATAAGATGTACGATTATCGGAACAATACGATACAAGATGCGGACCCTAATAACAGAGAAGATTCGTCTAGAGGTGTTGTCAGCAATATATGTTATCAACACTATTATAAAAACTTCGATGAATTTCAGAAAGATATGGGAACATCTTATAGTTTATCTATCGGAGATTTAAACGACGCTCTAGACCAGATGGCTTATTGTACTTGTAACGCTAGGCAAATACAACGCTGCGACTGCGTTGCAAGAGATTTAGGAAACATATGCAACTGTAATACTCGGCGCACGGATATATGTGATTGTCGCTGGAGAGATGGCGGAAAATACAACCCTGCCTGTGCTTGTCAAGCCCGCAAACTCGCTTGCGAATGCCAGTCAAGAAGTCAGGGAGTATCCTGTTCTTGTCATGGTCGCTGTAGTTGTCATTCTGTTAACGAGTATTCTATGATTGACTCAAAGGAGCACAATATCTGTAATTGCGTTAGTCGGGAATATGGAGACTATTGTCAATGTCATTCGAGAGAATCTTCGTTTGACCCGGTTGAACCCTGTCAGTGTCAAGCAAGAACTGAATCTATCGTGGCGACATGTGCTTGCATGGCGAGACGTGCACCGTGGCCTCATAAGGGTGGATGCGAGTGTCGAGACAGGACTGGACAGTACATTCCATTTTGTGACTGTGATTCTAGAACTTCAGACATGAATCCGACATATTGTCAATGCGTCTCTAGAACTTCCACCGTTATGTGTACTTATAATATAGAGAGATATAACTAATGTTAGAAAGATACGTTATTCACGTCACGAAGGCCTGCAACATGGACTGCTTCTATTGTTATGAAGATGATAAAACATCTACGTATAAACTAGAAGAAATTTTGTCTATCGCAGATAAAATCGCGGCCAACTGCAAGGACAAGCAGTTCGGAATAGAATTTCTCGGCGGCGAGCCCATGTTAAACTTCGAAGCCATCAAAGAGATATATAAGCTTCTTGAAGAAAAATATCCGAGTCGAGTATCAGATTACGCGATTACGACGAACGGCTCTATTCTTCCAGATAAAGCAAAAGAGTTTTTAAAAAATAATCCGAAGGTATTCTTCGCGATATCGATTGATGGTACTCCATGGGCAAACCAGTTCAGATATTTTAAAGGCGGCAAGTCTTCTTGGGAAGAAGTAATGAAGAATCTTCGTTGGTGCGTTAAGAACGTAAACTTCGGTATTCACATGGTTACCCATCCATTCAATGTTGCGAACCTATACTCTTCGATATGTTTCATGTATGATGAAGGGGTTCGTAACATCGGTATCGGAACAATAGAAAAAACTATGGATATCGATGACAGATATTGCAATCGTTTCGTCCATGAAATGACTAACGTATCTAAAGCTATATGTTCCGGCCGCCTTGAAGGTCTTTATATAGACCTCTTCCAAAACCTTAAACCAACATCAGACGTAAGAACATATATAAAAGATGAAACCGGAAAAACTATCGCAGAAACTTACGGACGCTCAAAACACGATATTCGAGAGGCAGATACGGAATATAACGTTATTCCGACTACGTCAAATATGTCCAACGTTATAGAATCTCTCCGTAAATGTGTATATGATAACCATCAGTATTTTCTCTCCTTAAGAGGCCAGGAAAATGTTTCTAACTGCGAATAAAATTAAAGATGCATGGCTCAGTCAAAAAGATATAACCAATATTTCTATCTATATAAATATACCTTTCTGTTTATGTCAATGTAGATATTGTCTATATAAGGGAAAAGTCGCTCCGAACTCTGAAAGAGAAGACTTCGTTACGAACTATCTTGTTCCTCTTCTAGAAGATTTTTCTCAAGTATTCGACAGATATGAAGTAGACGATATCTATTTTGGCGGCGGCACTCCGAATAGTGTTGACTTATACTATATTGCAGAGATTATACGAACTCTTCCATGGGCTAAAGCAAAGAATAAAGTATTCGAAATTAACCCCGCATTTACTTCAGAAGAATACGTGAGAGCTATCGCGAATATGGGATTCACGACAATAACATTTGGCGCGCAGTCTTTTGATAAGCCATCTTTAGAATTTCAAAGGCGTCCATGGATAGACCATGAGAGAATAAAGAAATTTTCTAACGCGATACACGGGGTCGGCGCCTATTCTTCTCTTGATATCATGTGTTATCTCAAGACGTATACTCAAAAAGATATACCGATATTAGAACAAGACTTAATTAAAGCGGCCGAAACCGGAGTAGACTTTATTACAGTGTATCCGGAACTAAATCTCATTCTTCACGACAAAACATCAAGAGATAAATTTGACGAGTTCATGAAAAACTTAATCCTTCCAGGATACTACTGTAATGACCCAAGCTATTTTGACCAAACCTTAAACCCTCGTTCTATTTATCGTCTTGTAAAGAAAAAGCATTCCTACGAAGATTTTCAAAAAAAGATTTATCCTTATATCGGAAATGACTTCGCGTATGCTACAGAAAATATTCTCGGCTTTGGAGATGCTGGATGCGACCATGAAGTATTTTCTTATATCCCCGGCAAGCTATTTTACGTAGAACGAAATCTCGGCGGCCAACCCTTTTATCAAGTTAAGTACTCTAAGGGGGTGTTCGAATGACGGTAGAAGAAAAAACGGGATACACCCTAGAAGACGCGAATAAGTACTACGCTTATTGGAGAGATAATTATCGTTGTGGCTACGGATGTCCTCAACATAAAGAGGAAACTTATCTTCGTTGGGACGACATCCTGAATACGCTTATAATGGAGTGTCCTCACTGTGGTTATATTGAGCAGACTATTCCTCAGGTCGTAGATGTCGCGAAACGGTTCTGGGATGAAAATCATTGAAAAATATAACGGCAGAACTCCCTATCTTAGACCTTCTTGACAAATACTTATAAATTATGATATAATATCATTTAAAGAGAGCGATATTGTATCGTGAAACTAAAGTCTCTTAAAATACGAGAGTTACCTCCTCCAGTAAGAGGGCGGCGAATCGACGGCTATTCAATTCAAGGAACGATAGTTGGCTCTGACCCTATTTCCATTGAAACACAGGAGTTTAGTGTTGACAGTTATGACTTCAAGAAGGTCGAAATGATTTCTACAATATATGAGAATGAACTTTGGAGTCAGATATTTTACGCAAAAGAAGTTTATGTGGGCGGAAAACTTTTCGCAGAAGAAAGGAAAATAACGATGGTATGAAAAATAGACCTCTCATTCTATACAATGGGGGGTTTATTTTATTGAGAGTGCGCATGTAATAAGAAGTACGAAGGCAGGTGAAAACTTGAAAGGCAACAATATAGAATTGGATGAGTTAGCTCATTCTACGAACGCTGAAGTCGCGGACTTAACTCCGGAAGAAATTGCGCATCTTTTGAGAGATGATAATGATGCCGAAGAAGAAGAATCAGAAGAATCTTTAGAGAAAAAGACGAACGCTCTTCTCTCTCATATCCAATCTGATAATAATCCGTGGGGGTTAAGTCGAAAAGGACGCGCGGCCGTTACTACTGCGAACAAACTCATAAAGTACAGGAATGGATTAAAAGCGAGAATACCGATAATCTGTACTGGAGATAAGTGTCCTTATAAAGCTACCTGCCAACTTCTTACTTATGACATGGCTCCTGTCGGAGAACCCTGTCCTACCGAGATAGCTCAGATAGAGTTACGCTCTATGGGTTACGCTCAGGATATAGACGTAGATAACGCGTCATTCACGGATAAAAACCTTTTAAACGAACTTATCATGTTAGACGTTATGTTAGAAAGGGCGAAAGGGTTACTCGCGGCCGAAGGTACTCCGGTTATGGAATACACGATAGGCTTAAGTCAGAAGGGCGACGAGATAAGACAACCTCAAGTATCTAAGTCATGGGAAGCGTATGAAAGAATCTCTAAAAAGAGAGACGCCACTTATGATTTATTGATGATGACGAGAAAGAATAAGAGTGCGGAGAAAAAGAACGAAGAAGGACGCGAAAATGTTGCAGACCTTATTCAACAAGCCATCAATACTATAACGATAGAAGATAAAGAGGCGGGATAAACAATGAATAGACTTATCGGAAACGGAGTTATAAATTCCGTTAAGGGTTTTTTAAAACGAGAAGCTACTGCCGCCGGCGCAATCTGGGACTACGGAAAAGCCATCGAAACAAATCGATATATAGGCGGAAGTCAAGCTTTCAGAGATGCGATCGGAGAAGTCGGTAGTGGGGGATTATCAAACTGGCAAACGATTAAATCCATGCATCTCAAAGATAACGGTAAAGTAAATTGGAAACAGGCCGCGACGACTGGCGCAATCGGTTACGGAGTCCCGGCCACCGTCGGACGTATCGCGAGTGGCGGCGGAATTTATCGTGATAGTGACGGAAAGTTTGACATCATAGGAGTGCCGATTATCTAATGGGGGTCGCGAGAACGATTGGCAAAGCTCTCCTCGGGATTGGCGGTGACACTGCCGAAGGAGTCGGCCGTGCAACAGCCGCTCTTGGAAAGGGAGCTTACAACGCAACAACGAAAGTCGCGGCTCCTGCTGTTGGGTGGGCTCTAGCAAAGGGTACTAAAGGGGCTATCAATCTCGGACGAAGTTACGCATCCGGAATTAACTCTACGAATGCCCTTAGAAATCCGATTGGCGCTATTATCTCTCACGCTAACTCTTTATCCAATAAGATGCTTAAGTTCGATAAAGATGGCGCGATAACCTTAACGAACAAGGCGAAGGGGTACATTCTTGGAGCGGGTGCCGTCGCCGGTGGAATTGATGCTATGGGGGCTTATCAAGATACAAGAATTGGAACGGCTGACCCTAACATGTATCATGCTGCTCCCAAGATAGAGCCTAGACAATATAGTATAGATAATGCTGGCGCGGATGGTTCTCTCGTATTTGCTCTGAACGCTAATAGAAAGGGCTGATAGAAATTGCTCACAAAAATGACATCAGCCGTAAGAGCTGCGTTAAGTAAGGGAAGAAATGTCGGCAATCAAGCCGTTGCTTCTGTCGCTTCTAACTCCATAGCGCAGAGAGCCGCCGAAGAAGGGGCGGCACTTAAAAGGACGGCTGGTAAGGCCATCGGAATAAACGGCCTCTTCGGTGTCTGGCAAGGCGTAGACGAATATCAGGCGGCGCGAGAAAATGGCGATGGACTCATTTCTTCTGTTGGTCAAGGTGCGTTCGAGGGCGTCCTCGGTATGTACCCATGGTTATGGGTTGGGTATCACGGACTAAAAGACGGACCGCGTTTAGCCGTAGAAGGAATGGCGGCCGCCGATACCTGGAGAAGAAACCTCGCTCGTTCTAACTCTAACGAAGCTTTCGTAAACGCGCAATTCGAAGATACTCAACAAGTACATACGATGAGGCAAGCTGGAATGGCGATAGCTCAACGGAGTCGATACAATACCCAAGTAGCTATGATGGGCAATGAAGCCTCGTATATGATGAAATGAGGTGATTACGAATGGCAATGAAAGACCCTAACGGAACAAATGTTAATCACATCATGGAACGAGTCAATGCTACAAATACTCACGTTGTAAAGAACGGGGGTGGAACTACAAACTCTAGACAAAAACAATTTGAGTATTATGAACAAAGAAATCCGGCTGCCATTGAGCCCAGCTTGTATAATTCTGAAGTGAGTTCCACAGAAATTAACAATAAAAAATTAAAAGGCAACAGCACTCATAAGAATTCTAATTTTAGTATTCCGGAGTCTGCAAGCGAAATGAGGTCCAATAAAAGAAGTGTGGACTTAATGAAGAGTGCAGAAAATGAATTAACAAAAGCCGCAAATGCTCCGGTTAAACCGAAGGATATCGCTGATAAAATATCAACCACTAAAGCCGGCGGAGGATTCAAGAAATTCGGATACAAGGCTCTTGGTGTAGCTACTCTTGGCGCTGTCGCGATAGGTACAATTAACGGAATTATGAATGCTGGTGGGCGCAAGACAAACGCTCAACTTTATTCTGACCCCTACGCATAAAGAAAGGTAAACACTATGGCAAAGAAACAGGAGGTGAAGACTCCTGAGTAAGAAAAAACTTTCTTCAGTCGAAAAAGCGAAGCTCGCAAAAATAATGTCAGACCCTGTTCTGTGGGCGCGCGCCTTCTTAATTTCTAATGATGCAGCTACGAAGAAAAAGGGGCCGTGGAAAGCAAGAGACTATCAGGAAGAAATGCTTCGAGATAATTCTCTTCGAAAAGTTTATCGTTGTGGCCGGCGATGTCTAACCGGTGCAAGTGAAATATCTCTGGCTAACGGAGATACAGTTCCAGTAGAAAGTCTAGAGGATAGGGAGTTTAAGATAATCGCACTGGACTTGGAACAAGATAAGTTCGTAGAAGCGACTGCTCGATGCTGGTATAACGGAAAAAAGAAAGTCGTCTCCGTCGGGACTAAAGGCAGCTCTCTTATCGTAACAGGAAACCATCCGTTTCTTGTTAAAAAAAGCAAAGAAAAGGTTTGGCGCGAAGCTTCTAAACTCTGTATCGGAGATAAAATAGCAGTCGCGAACAATCTTCCTTTCTTCGGAAAAGAAAAAATACCTGATGATGACATCGTTATGTTGGCTTGTTTTACAGCACCATGGAGTAAATATAATCCTACAATAGAAAAAATATTGGAAGAGACTCTTACTAAAGCTGACCTTGTTTATGAAGTAAGAGAAAGTCACTTAATGGATATTGAAGAGACCGACTCCATCTACTCTTCTCCTATTATAAATTCTCTCACGGCTGAATACATAGCTTCGCCTATAAGTGAGCAATGGGAATATAGATACAACAAAAGAGAAAAACATACTCACGTCAGCATTGAAGAACGAAGTCCAGTACAATATTCAATAGATGATTATATGCCTCCTGCGATTCTGCGGGCACCGAAAGAATCTATCGTTAAATACTTAAGAATTCTTCTCGGACTGAACGCGAGAGTTCATTCATCTTCTATATCGTTCTCACTTTCTCCCGACATAGACAATGGTGTCCGAAAATTACTTAAGAAGTTTAATATACAAGTTTGGCATAGGTACCTCTATGAACCAAATTTTATAAGAGACCCGGATTCAATCGTTAACTTCTGTAGATTAATCGGACTAGAAGGTAGAGATGAAGAGTTGCGTCAACTCGAATTGCGCGCCCTCTCTAATCTCGTAAACAAACCTCTTCCAAAAGATTATCACTGGGAAGAAATAACCTTTTTATCCAAAGAAGGAACAGAGTTAACGTATGATATAGAAGTGGACGAACATCATAATTTCGTCGCGAATAATTTCATAACTCACAACACCGGTAAATCTGAAACCATGGTTGTAGAAGCACTATACAACGCGTATACTCATAATGATTATCGCGTCCTCTTTATTGCTCCTTACGAAAATCAGATTAACCTAGCCTTCATGAGAATGAGAGAGTTCATACACGACTCTCCCCTCCTTAAGATGGAAGTCACCCGAATGATTAACTCTCCTTACATGATAACATTCGGAAATAAGAATTCGGCTATCATCGGATTTACGACTGGCGCTTCATCAAACACCGGCGCCGCTAGCGTGAGGGGCCAGCGCGGCGATTTAATACTGTTTGACGAGTTAGATAAACAAAAATATTTTCTATGGTAATAATGAAATAGAAGGCATTGGTATCATAGGAAAAGATAAATGAGTAAAAAAGCAAAACTATTTGGCTATATACTTGGAGATGGCTGGATAGACGTAAGAAAAAATCTGGGTATAAGCGGAGACAAAGAATCACTAGAAAACATTGCGACCGATATTGATGAACTATTCGGGAACGGATCTGCATATAAAAGAACAACTAGAGAAACATCTTCAATCAAATATGGAATACATGGAACAACAAGTCAGTTTCCGTGTAGAAGATGTGTTTCTGAAGAATTTCAACGGCTTGGTATGCCAGTAGGAAAAAGGGTAAACATAGAATATCTTTTACCAGGCTGGATAAAGAATGGAACTAGAAAAAACAAAATAGATTTCTTTTCTGGTTATTATGCAGCCGAAGGAATGATTCCATCCCTACAGTCAAACGATATAACTGTACGACCGTTAACTTTTTGTTTTAGTAAAAGTTATGCTTTAATTGATAATTCTCGAGAGTTAGCAAACGAGTTTAAGAGAATCTTAGAGGATTTAGAGATTAGTTGTTCTATTGAAGAAAAAATAACTTATACAAATCAAAAGATTGTAAAACAAACTATAGTTTTACAAAATGATGAAAAAGTATTTAAAAATTTCTTATCAATGTTAACTTTAGATTATTGTATAAAAAAAGAACAAAGAAAAGAATTATTATTATCTTATCTTAGAGAAAAAGAAAACATAAGGCAACAAAAAACGAAGCAAGTAGAAATGGTAAAAATAGACATAAGAAACAATATACCTAGAAAAGAAATAGAAAAAAGATATGGACTAACAAGGAGTCAAGTGTTAGGAATAAAACAAGGAAAAAGCAACGCAAGAAAATTTTCTTTTCCAACATTTACAGAGTTTTGCTCAAAAATATTGTCTAACTAAAACCCCGTTAAACGACGAAACTCCAGAACGGACAACGTCGTGCCAAGTCTATGATTAGATAGCGCGTAACGACTAGAGCTGAAATAAACGCTCCACGAACGCGGGGAAACCTTCTATAGTCTTATCGTCAAGAATTATTCTATAGAACGGAAGAAATAGTCTATACTGGATTGGAATAGACCAATCGATGAAAATGAGAGGAATCTCCAGAGCTGAAGATAAAGAACTTCAGGGTAAGAACAATTAGTATATGCCGGATGAAGACTACGCAACAGTTATGATGATTGCGGGTGAACGTCCGGACATTAAGGTTATAGCTTCATCAACTCCAACCGGTAAACGAGGAACTTTTTGGTCGCTATGCCAAAAAGATTCCTTGTATTCTCAGCACTATCATCCAAGTATGGATAACCCAAACTGGGATGAAAAAATGGAACTTGAATTCCGACAAACGCTTACAGAACAACAATATATACATGAAGTTCTGGCAGATTTCGGAACAGAAGAAACTGGTGTTTTTGACAAGGATAAACTTGACCTCGCAAGAAGAAGAGAGCTTTATACTTATGATGAACTTCCTTCTTATATAGAGAATCAAGACCAAATAGAAAAGTTGTTTTATGACGAAGATAATCCGGCACCGCCTAATGTTTTTAGATGTGTTGGCGTCGATTTCGATGCCTATCAGGCAGGCTCTTCTATCCTTGTTCTAGACTTTGATACAGACCAACATGCTTTCAAAGTCATTAAACGAATAGAAGTGCCGCGCGGCGAATATACGCTTGACAGAGCAGTAGAATGGATTATCCGAGTTAACCAAATATATAATCCTTCATGGATATTTTGTGACCGGGGATACGGTGACCAATAACAACAAACCAATAATAAGGAGCGCAGTATAAAAATGTCTAAGCGTTATAAAATGACAAGAAAGATGAAACAGGACCTTCCTTACGATAAGGTAATAGAAGAAACCCCTTTTCATAATCTGGATACAGAAGCCAGTGTGTACTGGTTCGGATTCTTCTGTTCAGCAGGGTCCTCCTGGAGAGGAACTATAACGTTTAGACATCGTTCTAAACATCAACTAGAAAAGCTTACAAGATTTATTAAGGCGGCCGATAGGCGCGTCATTCCGAAAGTTAAGCTAGAGCTTGATAAGGAAAAAGACTCAATTTATTATGAGTACTCTGTCCAGTCTCTTAAGCTGGCAAATGATTTGAAGGGGTCGCGCGCCATTCCTCCACGTCCCATCTCGCCTGAACTTGTACACCACTTCGTCAGAGGATTCTTAGATGGATACTCTAACTTCGGAAAAGAAGTTAAAGAGAAATACTACTATAGGAGATTTAAAAGTATCCTCAACGTTTCTTCTGACATAGAGTTAGTTGATGCAATTTATAAAGACGCTCATATTTTCTATAACAGAAAACGATATTGGTTTGAATTAAAACGCCGCTTCGCAGTCGAAAGACTCGAAAGACTTAAGCGAGCAAAATCGGCGAAGGCTATAGAGGAAATAATGCCGCCGGATGAAATATTTCCGGACTACGTTCCTACGCTAACGCCGAGGGAAGTATCAGAGACGCTTGCTGCTATCTGATACCCCCGTAACGCGTAGAGATTGAAATAATATCTCCAAGAGTGTTCGCGACCCTAGCTCTTAACAGAGTGGGTCAAAACGTACGCTAGACTGGATCTGAATAGACAGGTCGATGAGAGAGTTTATCTCAAATGAGGGAAACCTCCAGAGTCCAGGATAAAAAGCCTGGAGATAATAATGAACGGACTATCAATTGGAGCGTCTTCATATATATGGAGATGAACATCCGGAAACCGGACTTAAAAATAAGGTTGTAGGATACCAATTCTCCCAGAAGATTCCAATTATAGACCCAGTCACAAAAGAATCTCACCCCGAAAAGGTGAAGCAATTTATGGTCAATCAATTAAAACTGACGCTAGAAAGAGACAGATTAATACTTTCTCCTTTTGATGATACACTTCATAAACAGTTGGTTGACTATAGCGTTGAAAGAATAACGCAGGCAGGACTTCCTGTCTATACTTCTAAGAACGAACACTTCGTTGACGCGCTTGGTCTCGCGCACCTTGCGTTCGTTCTTAAGTTCCCTGATTTAACGGGAGCAATAAAAGAAGTACAAAACTCTTCTACTATATTAACTGCGAAAGACATTCTAACATCTCGTGATGCGAACGCTGCTCTTCGCTCTATAACACTTCCTACTTCTAATCCTTGGAACGATATAAGACAAATCGGAAAAGACCCCGGTGAACGCCAGGGAGACTATCAGAAATGGGTCAAAGTTCCAATGGGTGGTCGGCAAGGCGTATCTGTCTCCTCTTGGGGAAGTAGAGGGGGCTATGGAGGAGAAGGTAGGTCTATGTGGTGAATGTAGAATAGAAGGAAGAGTAGCCATAAAAGGTTGGGCGCGCAAGCGCCCCTTTTTCTTATAGTGAGAACAGAACACGTAATAAGAAGAGTATGAAAGGAGGTCTTCATGGACGAACAGAAAAACAATCTTCTTCACGTACCGAAACTAGAACCGGAAAGAGATTATCTTTCTGACGCAGAGTTTACTCATAAAGACCAACCTCTTGCGCCACTTCCTCCTGATGTCGATGATACTCCGGCTCAAATAGTAGAGCAGTTTGAAGAATTGGAAGGCATCATGAATGACCTTCCGGAAGATTTGCAGTTCTTAAAGAAAACTATTGAAAAACTTAAAAAGAGAGTTAACGTAGTTTGGCCGCACGGCTATCAGCCTAAAGAACCTCCAATAGAATATAAACCGGTTACTCCAAAAAAACTTCCTGATGGAGTTAATCACGTTGGTCACATAAATAAAGAAGACAATCCTAGTCTTGCAGACCTTCCAAGTCTCTTCCCAAAGAAAACACGAGTTAATCTTCAAATAGGTATACCAAAGACTCTTGTACAACTAATACAAGATAAATACAGAAGAGACACTCTGCGACTAGATAAGTATTATCTACAGCAGTTACAGCTCGTTCTTCAGAGATACTTCCAACAGATGTTAATGGCTATGGCCGAAACAGGTATGGAAGACATCACGGATTTAACGAAGAACTTTGAGGGAACTCAAGTTAAAGTTCCTTCTGGTCAAGGTCTTGAACATCTTAAGGACCACATCGTTCGTTCTCAAATGATTCGCGACCATAAAACACGCCTATTCAGAAAGACGCACAGTGTAGATAATACGCTTAAACATATGCGCGCTTGGCATGTAGCAGAAAAACAGAGAGAACGATATTATAAAGAGAAGTATAAAGACTCTTCTACTTATACGCAATCTCATTCGAACGCTCTTTTGAGAGAGGCGCGCTCTTCTTATGATAAAGCTTATTCAGCTTCTCTTTACTCCATGTATAAATATCTTAACTCTTCTATCCTTCTAGTTAATGACATTCTTGACATGACGATTAAAGAAGGACAAGCGAAAGCGATGCTCGTACAAAATGGGGTAGATATTTACGCGTTTGACCAAGGAGAAATAGATGCTGCACAGGGAGGACAGATTAGTCCTTCCTCATCTAGTTCTAATAATACAACCAGTAACTCTAACGAACAAAATGCAATACCTGGTAATAATGCGACAGGAGCCCCTTCCGGAGAGACACTTCCGAAGGATTGGATTAATACTCCTAACGCGGAAGATTACTCTACGACGCCTATGATTGGCGGAGGATTCGGCGGCGCCCTTAAAAACACCGCTAAAGGAATCTTCGGCTCTATAACAGACACTGTTAAACAAGAAGCCAATCGGGCTAAAGAAGATGCTCTTAACAAGGCTAAGGATATCTTGAAGAAGAAAACAGAAAAAATTCCTGGTATAACATGGAATTAGAAAGGGGAAGAGCAATATCGGACTTGTTAATAAAATAAGAAACCTCTTCTCCCTGAGAGAAATAGATACCCGCGAAGCTGGCGGGTCAACCTCGGGCGCAATTACGAACGCTAATATAAAGAATTTCGTCGTCAAGGCGGTTGGAAATATCAACGATACCTCTAACGGAGACTTCGCTTCTCCGGAGTCGAATCTTGAGGAAATAAAGGCGGCCGTCGGCACCGATTCTTACATTAAACTTGCGTTCACGAAATACACCCAGCTCATCTTCAAGGCAGATTATAATATTGTTTCTGAAAATGATGATGCGGCTGACTATATAACGAAGCGTCTTAATATGATGTCCTTCATGACAGGTACACCGATTGACCTTGTCTTTCAGCAAATAGCCGAGGACCTTGTCTTGTATTCAAACGCGTTTCTAATTAAGTCTCGTATTGACATGACAAACATCGGGGGCCTACAGGCTAAAGGCATCTATGATACGAAACCGGTCGGAGGGTACTTCAGGGTAGACCCCACCACCGTTCAAATTAAACGAGATAAGACGGGAGTTATTAAGAACTATCAACAGCAAGTTGGTAATGACAAGAAAGCTTATAAACCAACAGACGTCATTCACTTCTATATAGATAAGAAGGGCGGCGCCGCATTTGGCACTCCTCGTATCGAAGCTGCACTAGAAGACGTTAAAATGTTAAGAAAGATTGAAGGCAACGTTCTTCGTCTTATTTATAGATACGCTGCTCCACTTTACCAGATGAAAATCGGTATTCCGGAGCAGGGCTTCATGGCAACCGACCAAGAGATTAAGGACGCTCGAAAAGAAATTGAGCGTCTCGCAGATGACGGTATCATCATCACGAATGAACGTACTGAATTTAACGCTATCGGTTCTCAAGGTCAGGTTCTTGATGCTTCTAAATATCTTTCTTATTTTGAGTCGCGCGTCTTCACTGCGCTCTCGCTCTCTTATGCTCAGGCAGGAAGAGGCGGTGCTAAACAAGATGCGGACAGCATGGAAGAACAAGTTCACGATTCTATTAAATTCTTCCAACGTACGATTGCTATTTTCGTTGAACAACTAATGTTTAATGAACTTCTTTTAGAAGGCGGTTATAATCCTATAACTGAACCTACAGATATTGTTCGGTTCCAGTTCAACGAAATTAACCTTGATACGAGAGTTAAGATGGAAACACATGCTATGAATCTCTTCCAAGGAAACGCTATTCCTTATGAAGAGATGCGCGGCCGCCTCGGTCTTGATACTGATGACGTAGATGAATCTAGACTCTACCAGAATATGATTAAGACTCCGGCTGAAATAGCGATATTGCAAGCCAAGCTTGGACAGTCTTCCGGAAGTGCGCAGCCGGGCCCAGAGAAATCTCAAGACGCGCCAAAGACCGCGACTAATATGATTCAGCCTAAGAATCAACATGGAACTTCCTCTGTGAAGATTAAAGAATCGTCTCAGAATATCCAGACCAAGGAAGACAGAATAGAAGATTATCAGAAAGCTTTTAAAGATATCTATAAGAAGTTCCAACAGGTGCGTAATGATGTACTCGAAGATGGGTCGCGCGCTTATGCTTCACTTCCTATAGCTCGAGATTGGATAGCATCTAATTTGAAGAACCACACTTCTTTAAAAGCACAAGAAGGATATAATCAAGCCATAAAAGATACAAAGAAGAAACCGGACAAGTTTAAGGTTTCTTCTAAACAACTTTCAGATATGATAGATGATTGTCTTGATAATATGTTTAAAGACATTCAATCTAAATATAAGGAAGCAACCACACCTCAGCAAAAAGAGGCAGCATTCGATAAAACAGAATATCGTTTAAGATTCCTCGCGGAACATGTCGCCGCCAAAGCTTATTGGTACGGCTATATTAAAACCTGCGAGGCTCTAAATATAGATAAGGTATACGTACAATTCGGAAAGGGCTCTAAGGATAAAGAAGATCATGAATCAATTCTTAATCCAAAGTCTTTTAGTTTAGAAGATATTCCGGCCTTTCATCCTTATTGTAAGTGCACCTTGTCATCGACAAAATCAAAGAAAGGAGGATGACCAACTATCGCGATTGCAATTAAAGAATATGTAGACGCTAAGTTTACTACTCCGGTCTCCTCTGGCGAGATTCAGTTGACTGAAGGAGCACTCGCCCTTCAGAAAGATAATTATATCGACCCAGATTCTTTGATGGTTGAGATTGAAGGGATTCACGCCTCGCCGGCGGCCACTCGTAATTTTACTCGTTATATGCCGAAAGCCCTTAAGAATTCTGTCCCTACTTGGACAGCTCCTTACAGAAAGCCTCTCATCGAGCACCATAATGAAGAAAACGGACAAATTATCGGCCGTATTATTGACGCTGAGTACGTTACGAAGAATACTCTTTCCGGAACACCCGCACTTAAGTTCACAGTAAACGTTCCAAATGAGCGCGCGAAGAAGGACATTAAGTCCGGTCTTCTCGCTACTACTTCTATTGGGGCAACAGCACACGACGTTCGTTGTTCTATCTGCGGTTCTCATATAGAGTCCGCAGAAGAAGGATGTCCGAATGGGCACGAGCGCGGCGGAAATTATAATGGCGAAACCTGCTATTGGGACATCTATTCTATTGAAGGAAAAGAATTATCTTTCGTAGTAGTTCCGGCCGACCCTTACTCTCAAAAGACTGCCGTATATCCTGCTACGGAAAGCACGTCTAAGAAGCCTACCGTAATAAAGGAATCATATACAGAAGATAATCAAGAAGACGGTTTATCTATTCCGTCGGAGAAAGGAGCCAATATGGCGAAGAAAGAAGTCACGGCGGAAGATTTGACCGCCGAGGTTGCTTCTCTCAAGGAGTCGCTTGATGCTCAGACGAAAAAAGCCGTCGAGCTTGAAGAGAGTCTTAAGGAAGCCACCGAAAAGATTGAAGCTCTCGAAAAAGAGAAGGTTGAACTTTCTGAATCCGTCGAGTCTCTTACGAAAGAGAAGAATGAGTTCGACGAGAAGCTTAAAGGTGAGACCGCTCTTCGCGAGAGCCTTGAAGAGGAAATCTCGAACACGAAGGCAGAGCTTAAAGAGAGCGTCCTTGATATGTACGTCTCTCTGCGCGAGAGCCTTGGTTATGAGACGGACGCAGAAAAAGTCTCGTCTCGTTCGGTTGAGTCCCTTAAGGATTCTATCGTTGACCTGAAAGAAAGCATCTCTATTAAGTCGGCAGCACCTATTGTCGAAGTTAAGGAGAAGGTTGAAATTAAACCCAATAGTGTTGAGGACCCCACACTGAAGGAGTCCGAAGAAGAAGACAATAAGAAGATTAGTGTACGTGAAAAGATTGACCTCAAATCTGGTTTCGCGAAGCTCTTCGGTTAATAGTAAAGGAGATAAGATTTAATGGCATTGCATCCTAGTGACCTCACCATTAATGACCGCCTTCAGCCTGGTGCTCGCGGTCAGATTTTCCAGGCAAATCAGCCTGGTTACCGTGATGGTGCAGACCGCGTAAATCGTACTCAGGCTCATCTCAATGTTTCGCAGCATGACACTCCGAACATTAAGTATGCTTGGGACTTTCGTCTGCCCGTCCTGTTCAAGTACGGCTTTGCGTACGGATTTAATCAGGTAGTTGTTCCGAAGGGACGCATTATGGCGGTCGATAAGGACCTCCAGATTCGTGACTTCGAGATGCAGAAGCGTAATAATACGCTGACGCTCGCCAACGGCGGCGCACCTGTTCGTATTCGTAAGGCCTCGGATAACTATCAGACGTTCACGTCGGCTGCTACAGATATTGTTTCGCCGTCTGCTCAGGGTAAGGCAATGAGCCACCCTGGCAAGGAGTTTACGACTTGCGCTGCTGATACTTATACGGCTGAGTGTTATCGTGCTTTTGCTCCGGCTGGCACTTATGCTCATCCGGATGCTCAGCTTGATACAGCCGGCTTCGAGATTAACTCTAAGACGGGCCGCGTTCAGAATAAGACAACGAAAGCTCTTGCTGATGATGTCCGTGCTGGCAACATTCCGGTCGGTATGCTTGAGCGCAATGAGTACACTCGTGACGAGGATGCTTACAATGGCATCGCTCCTGGTCCAGTTCTGACGGACGCGCTCGTAGAACTCCCCTGGTTCGCGTATAAGGACAAAGCTGAGAGCAACTTCTGGGGTTCCGCTTATGGCAACCTCTTCCCGGGCGCTCTCGTTAAGTCTGATGAGAACGGCCGCGTAGTTCTTTCGCCGCTGTCTTCGAAGACGGCTATGAGTGCTATGAAGCTCGAAGAGTATGAACTCGAGCGTCAGCAGGTTATTGGTCAGGTTTATGCCGTTAACCATGAACTCGTTCCTGAGGGTGCTGCTAAGTGGGCAACTTGGGCACTTGAGGACCGCCTTAAGAGTGAGGAATTCAATCCGGCTGTCTATGCTAAGACGAACCGTCGCGGCGAAGATACGACGTCGACGAGCCCGTACCATACGGACGGCACGTACCCTGGATATCCGTTCGATAAGAACTACCTCAACCATGACCTCCACATGCTCGCTTCGACGGCTCGTCTTGACAGCTTCGACCCGCGTATGAACGCTGAGTTCCAGTATAATGATCTTGGTATTCCGGGCCTGACGGATGGTTACAACGCTGTCGTTGAGCAGAAGCCTGACTTCAAGGCTGGCGTTATCCACTATGCTGGCGGTAAGGATTATGTTGAGATGTTCTTCCGCAACCTCGACATCAATGTTGAGGACCTCCAGATTTCGATTGACGGCGTAGCATTCGCACCGTGCGTTGCTGGCGCTAAGCTCAATACGGATACGTTTGTAGTCAAGTATGCTAGCCCGCAGCAGGGTATCATCGTTATCGACGTTCTTGATAAGACGAAGGCAGACACGCTTCTCTCCGGTAAGGCAGATAAGCAGGTCGACGTCGTCTTCCGTTATAAGAAGCGCGGCCGTGCAGGCGTCCCGACCTTCATGGACTGGGACGGCGTTGTCGGCAGCGTCCGAGTTCTTCTCACGAAGTAATCAGTCCAAGTGACGTTTTAGGATGAGCAAGTCCCGACTGCAATGTCGGGTGCTCACCCTTTATTTTAAATATAAAGGAGACAAAACATAGATGGCATTCAATCTGCAGGAATCTCTGCACAATGTTACTAAGCTTCGCGAGAGCGCGGAGCAGGCTTGGGCTGACTATAAGAACGGTAAGTCCGAGACAAAGCCTGAGGTTGACCTTAAGAGCTTTGATGTTATGGAGAAGACTCTCCGTAATTCGGTTGGCGACTTCTCGAAGGGCCGCGTAACGGTTCGCGAATCGATTATGACGACCGACGTTATTCAGCTTATCCCGAAGGTTATTGAGGGGCAGCTCCGCGAGGCAGCTGAGCCCGAATATCTCGCAACACGTTTCATGAACGTTGTTCAGGTTGATGGCGGCAGTTCAGTTACTTACGTTATCCCGGTTGTCGGTGAGATTCACGCCTCCGAGGTTAACGAGGGTGGACGCTATCCGGAAGACAGCGTTGAGTTCAACACGATTGAGAACGGTCAGCTCGAGATTCGAGTTAAGAAGATTGGTCTTAAGATTCAGATTACGGAAGAGGCTATCAACGATAGCTCGTGGGACATCTACGGCATTAACGTCCGTAAGATGGGCCGCGCCATGGCTCGTTATAAGGAAGAGTGGTGCTTCAACAGCTTCTCCGGTCATGGTCAGGTCGTGTTCGACAATTCGGTTCGTGCACAGCTTCCTGCTGCAGGTACGACGGGTCGCGCTGTTGATGGCAGCTTTAATGATACTCTCTCAGTTGAGGACTTCCTTGACCTCGTTCTCGGCCTGATGGCTAATGACCAGACGCCGACGGATATTATCATGCATCCGCTGACCTGGGTTATCTTCGCTCGTAACAGTATGATTGGCAATGGTCTCACGTACGGTGCATTTGGCGGCAGTCAGGTTCATCCGTGGGGCGCAACGCAGGGCACGCCTGGGTTCGCTGGTCTCGCAGCTGAGCAGGGTCCCCAGAAGCTTATCATGAACCCGGGTGAGGTTCAGGGCCGTCTGCCGGTTCCTCTCACGATTAACTTCAGCCCGTTCGTCAAGTTCGACAAGACGAAGAAGCTGTTCGATATGTACTGCGTCGACCGTTCGAACGTCGGTGTTATTGCTCAGCGTGAAGCTCTTACGACTGACAACTGGAATGACCCCGAGCGTGACATTCGCCTCCTCAAGGTTAAGGAGCGTTATGGTGTCGGTATTCTTGACAATGGTCGCGGAATTACTGTTGCTCGTAACATCGCGGTTGCTCCGACCTATCCGGTTGCTCCCGAAGTTCGGATTAAGAACTAATTTAGGCCATAGTGCTTGATGGGTGGGAAAGGAGAACCTTCTCCTACCTACCCATTTTTTATTAATAAGGAGACATATATGAACGATATTATCGCCACCATTAAACTGGCACTTGGCGAAGTTGGCTTCTATGACCCTCTTTCTGGTATTCATCTTTCTATTGGCAATCCTGTTGCGTATGTTCGCGCAGGCATCAACACTTTTCAGTTGCAGGCATCAGTTCGTTCTGGCCGCCTGATTCTTGTTGAGGGCTCTCTCGGAAATCCGCCGCCGGAACCAATTAGTTACGTTCCTCGTATCGCGGCAGAACCTCGTGTAATTCCTGGCGAAGAGAACATTGTTCCTGAGCCTGTAGTGGAAGAGACGAAGCCGGTAGAGACTGTTCCTGAAGTGACGGAAGAAGAAAAAGAAGCTGTCCGTAAAGAAATGGAAGAGTCCGCAGCTGAGTCAACCGAAGAAGAGTCTGTAGAGGAAGAGGCTGCCGAGGAAAGCTCGGATGACTCTGAAAAGGAAAAGAAGTCCAAAAAGAAAAAGAAGAAGTAAGGATTGTGAGGTGGAGGCTTGGAACGCTTTTTCCAGATTAATTCAATAGAGGCCAGCCTCAAAGAACAATCTTTATATATAACGCTTAATGCTGATGTAGATGAGAGTACCGTTAATGACAATAATCTCATACTAATGAATAAAGCGTCGCGCGCCATGATTCCTTTTGATATATCTATAGACAGAAAGGTTATCCAGCTCAAGCTTAAACGCTGGGCTGAACCTAATTCTGAATATATCTTAATAGTCGAGGCGGGCATTAAATCTCTTGTAGGAGTAGAATTAGAAAGTTCTATCTCAAGGAAGATAATCTTCAAGAGCGAAATTCTTAACGGAGTTAGAATTCTAAATCCGATTAACTTTGAGTCTATGACAGATATAGAGGAACTTAAGGTTCGCTGGGAAGAAACTCTTCCTCCGAGAAAGAAGAAAAAATACAAGAGATATAGAGTAGAAATTTCTAAAGACCAAGCATTTATTAATCAAGCAATCGAGACTTATGTCGATGTAAGCGATGAAGTCTACGAGATGACGTTTAACGAATTCTCGTTGGGTCAATTCTTCTTGCGTATGCGTGTAGAAGATAATGACCAATATGGTCCTTGGTCTGAGATAATTTCTTTCACGATAAAATCTTCTAAACAAGTAAAAGACCCTACTATTTTAGAGAATGAACCGGAAACTGAACGTCCAGAACTTCCTACTATTGTAGATTATACGAAGCAAATAAAAGAGAAAGACGAAAAGGAAAAGAATCCGCCGCCCCCTCCACTAATAAAAGTGGAGCCAGAGCAGCTAATCTTTAATGAACTTCCTCAATATCTTACTTTTATTTGTTCTAGTCAAGTGGATGATACTGACGCTATCGTAGAAGTTTGGAGAGAGGAATTCTGATGGCAAAAGAAAAAGTTAAAGGAGTTCTCTCACTATCTCCAGACGCAAAGGTTATCACGGTAGGAACAGACCCAGCTTTAAAAGCTAATTATCGTTACTACGTTACGATTAAGGGGCTTAAAACACTTGACGGGAAACCTCTTGATGATATCAGCGCTACGTTCAGGATGCCTTATTCGCCGCTTTACTGTTCTCTCAATTCTCTTAAGATGATAGTAGACGCTTTTAAAATACCTGAAGAGAATATGCTCTCTTATATAAGAGAGGCTTCTAAGTATGCTGATTATATAGCTCAGGTTCAAGGTGTAGAAGTAACGGATGACGACGGCAAGATCAAGTTCTCTGTAGAGCAGTTTACGAGAGTGAAAGCTACTATGGACTGTATTCTTAAAGGATATATGGAAAGAACTTATTCTGGGGCCGGCGCCAAATATACTCTTGATGTTGCGACATTCCAAGATTCTCTTAACAGCGGAGCGTTTAAGAATCTCCTCGCGGACCTCGCGAAAGAACTTCTTAAATGGCAAGATGCGATTAGAGGATATTTCAACGAAGGTCGCGCCAAACCGAAAGCGACGAGAATCGGCATTAAGATGTCGGAGAACTCTGAGGTCGCTCAGACGACAGTTGATAACATCCTTAACGATATTTCACGGCAAGTGCCGATGTTCTCGTGAGGTGATTAACCTATGTCGCATTGGTTTGATGATAACGTCAAGAAGCCGATAACACTATTCTCTCACCCCTTCTGGATAATCTGTCTTGAAGAAGAGATATGTCCTTGCGTTAATCACGTTACGAAGGAAGCAAATAAAGAGTGTCTAAGATGTCTCGGTACAGGGCACAAAATAGCTCTATTTAGAGTTAATGGCGCGCACCAGAACCATCTTAACCTCGCATTTAGAGGTGAAGGAATCGGGTTCTCAGAGAAAGACATCGTTACTACATACTACACTTATGATAAGACTCCAGTTAAGCCCGGAGATATTATCGTAGACGGTGAAGATATAGACGTAGTAGAAGACGTATTTTACGAGCGCTCTGACCAACAGAAGGTAGTTTACTGGAGAATAGAGACTGCCCCGTATAAGATGAAGAAAGATGTTTTTCGCGCCACTCTTCTTAAACTTTTTGAGAAAGCAGGGGTGACTAATGGCTGAGGATATACTCGTCAATAAAAATAAAACCTTGCTTATCATTGGAAAAGCCACAAAAAATTGGGCGCCGAAAGAAATCGTTCTGGCGTACGATGAAGAAGAAGTGAAAAAGAATTATAAGGGCGGCGACCTTGTAGATGCTTATCTAAGAGTAAAAGAAATGGGAGTAACAGATATCTTTCTAATGAACATACAGAAGGATTCTGATTACTTCGATATTCTTGATACTCTGAAAGATAATGACTTCGCATATGTTGTCTTCTCTTCTCTCTATCTTTCTGATACGTTTCACGATGTCGTAGATTCTCATAAGAGAATACATTCTTTCTATGCTTATTTCTTAGGTTATATCTCGAAGTCTAACAACACTACGTTTGTTGTTACTGATAAGCACGCATCTCTTTACGAAGATATAGATACTTATCTTGATGATATGCGCGAAATTAAGAATACGTTTCTTTCCAGATGTTCTGGCCGCGCACAACTTAATAATATCATCTTCGTTATGAATAACCTCAAGGGAAATAAGTATGCTAATATAGACCTTGCGGCATCCCTGGTAATAAGTGACTTGAATGAATATCCTTCATACGGTTTTAACGACGTGGTCTTTCATATAGACCCCTGGGACAACCCAGAAGACATTACTTATTTTAGGGATAACGTTACAAGAGAGACTACCATAGAGAACCTAGTTAATCTATCTCAAGATATTACTCCTGAAAAGGTAGTGTTTATAGATAGAATTATTAAGGCTCTTAAAAGAGAGATGGATTTCTCTGAGTTTAAAGGGCGCTTCTATTCTGAGTATCAGAAGCTTCTCTTAAACCAGAAACTTGAAACTTATCTTTCTTCCCTTCTTGGTTATACTCTTCGAGACTATAATATAGATTCTATAGAAGCATTTAAGGATGGGCCCGCCGCCGTTCAACTCGTCGCGCGCCTTTCCCTTTATCCTATAAACTGTTTAGAAGTATGTTCTCTGAACCTGGAGATAGAAGTATGAGCACACGAGATTTAGAATATCTCCTTAGAGAGAAAGAAAAAGTAAACTTCAATATACTGAATAAAGAGCCAGAGAAAAGGAAAGAACGCTTAACCTCTGATAAGTCTGCGACTATAGATGACTTCATCGTTATGCTTTCTACTCTCGTTACGAAAGCTCTGAAGAAGCAAAAAGTTGAATTCAAGCCTGATGAGGGTATTCGGCTTCAGGTAGACCAAGTTGAGAAACTTGAACACCCGTACATTTTCTTTAAGATAACCTCTTGTAGTCCGACAATGGAAATCACTCCCCGTGTTAGGGAGGTCGGCCTTCGAGAGAGTCTGCCAAACTCTCCGAATAATAAAATTTCGCAGAGATTTAAAGATGAATACGGACAATGGTTTGACTATGAAGTTCAGTTCGACATTCTTGCTCCAGGATATGAATCTGCTCAGAAAACAATGACAGATTTAGAGGATATCATATTCACTTATATGAATTACTTCATGAAAAATGGAGTTAAGAATATCTACTTCATGGGTAGGTACACTGATAGAAATTTAGACCAGTATAGACAGAAATGTTCTGTACGAAGTCTTAAGTATAATGTTAAGATTGATAAAGTATTCAATCGTTATCACACTGAGATTGAAAACATCGCGGTCCATTGAAGGCTCCGATGAAAATCAATATATTATATACTGGACTCAAAACAAGAAAA